GTCGTCATGTCTTCCTCCGTTGTCGATGGGTGTTGACAATCTTAACAGACCTCGATAGCATGTCAATCGAAGCCCAGAGCTGCATGTTGCAAAGTTGGGCAAACTCGGAGTTAGAAATGGCTATACAACTGAAGTCCACTAAGGCTGCCGCCTTGGATGGCGTTAAGGTTCTTGTCTACGGAGGCGCTGGCAATGGCAAAACGACTCTCATCGGAACGTTGCCAGATCCGATCATTATTTCTGCAGAAGCTGGCTTGCTATCTCTTGCAGGCTTGGACATTCCATACATTGAAGTTACAGATATGGATAGCCTCAAAGAGGCGTTCGGCTACATTACGTCTAGTGCGGAGGCTAACAAGTATCGCTCGATTGCTCTTGACTCAATTAGTGAAATCGCAGAAGTCGTCTTAAATGCAGAAAAGAAACTGACAAAAGATCCTAGGCAGGCTTATGGAGCGCTGCAGGAACAAATGACGGACTTGATCCGAGCGTTTAGAGACATTACGGGCAAAAACGTCTACATGAGTGCCAAGCAAGAGAAGCAGCAGGACGAAGCAGGCCGAATTCTGTACGGACCTAGCATGCCAGGCAATAAGCTGGCGCAAATGCTGCCCTACTTCTTTGATGAAGTGCTTGCATTGCGCGTTGAGAAAGACGAGGAAGGCAAGCCGCAACGTGCATTGATGTGCGAGCCAGATGGCCTCTGGAGCGCAAAAGACAGATCAGGGAGATTAGATCCTTGGGAAATGGCTGATTTAGGCCATGTTATTAACAAAATCATTGGAGCTTAATATGAAACTCGTAATTACTGACGTAGCTGGCGCTGAACATGACTTGGATGCCGTAATCCTTGGCATTGCAGGAGACATTGCAATTCTCAACAACAGACTGAAAGCTGTTGAAGATCATCTGGGGTTTAATGAATTAGAAGAGGAAATCACAGATGCAGACGTTGCAGACTCTGAGTGAACGCTGGCAAGCAGCTAAGACTGCAGAGCGTCAAGCGGCTGAAGAGCGTAGACAGATAGAAGACGAAATGCGTAAGGCGCTAAAGCTATCTGAATCTGAGGAAGGCACTGTGAAGCAAGTTATCGGCAACACTGTTGTTAAAGCTACCTGCAGGATTAATAGAAAGATTGATGCAGAGCGTTTCCTAATGCTTGCTAACTCCGCTGACATCAATGTACAGCCGATCACGCGCTGGAAAGCTGAACTTATCATGTCTGCATGGAAAGCATTGCCGGAGGAGCATAAAGCAATCCTTGCACCTGCTATCACGGCAGAACCAGGTAGGCCAACATTTTCTGTAGAAACAACCGAGGCATAAAATGCAATTTTCATTCTCTCTTGAACAAGTCCCAGAGCGTCAGACTAGCTATGATGCTCTTCCTGCAGGCTGGTATGACGTAACGATTGCTGGCGCTGAAATTAAGGACTCCAAGTCCGGCGGTCAGTACATTAACGTCCGTTATGACATTACTGGCCCTAGCGCTGCAGGTCGTGTTGTCTTTGGCATGATTACTGTCAGAAACAGCAATCCAAAGGCCGAAGAAATTGGCATGCAGCAGCTCGGCGAACTCATTCAAGCGCTTGGCTTTGATAAGATTGAAGACACCGATCAGCTTATTGGCGGTCGTTTGTCCATTAAGCTCACTGTCTCAGAATCTGAACAATACGGTGAACAGAATCGCGTTGGAGGCTATCGAGCGCTAAAGTCGGATAAGCCTGCAGGCGCTTCAACTAACTCCCCGCCTTGGGCTAAAAAGTAATCTCTCCGAGCCACTCGCCCACAAGGATCGTGGGCATTTTTTTTGGAGGCATAGATGAAATTTGCTATCACAAAGGCTCAACACGATGAATTGCTTTTAGATCAAGAAAAAAGGATTATGCGTATCGTCAGCATTGCTATGAACGACAGCTTAAAGCACACGCCAGCCACGCATGCGCGGTCAATTATGAAAGTCGCACTGGAGTATGCTGAAATCTGCGCTTTGCTAGAAAACACTTACGCAAAGTATGAGCCGACAATCGACGGAATGAACGATTTATGAGCAAACTACCGGCATTGAAATATGAACTCACAGAGGCGATAGACAAGGCGCATGAAGCGAAAAAGCAAGATTCAAGAGAACATCTGGGTGCGAGTCTTCTTGGTCATCCCTGTGACCGTTATCTGTGGCTTTCTTTTCGTTGGGCTGTTATTCCTGGTTTTCCTGGTCGTCTTCTCAGACTATTTCGCCGTGGCCATCTGGAAGAAGATACGGTCATTGCTGACCTTAAGCTGATCGGCTGCAAGATTGACACAAGACAAGCCAAGATTAATTTTGGCAGTTTCATCTCAGGCTCTGGAGACGGAATCATCGACAGTGGCTTGCCTGGTCATGAGTCAGATAGGTTCGTGCTTGAGATAAAGACGCACAGCAAGAAGTCTTTCGATGAACTGTGCAAAAAAGGCGTACTGCTTGCAAAAGAACAGCATTACGTCCAGATGCAAGTTTACATGCTCGGACTCAAGATCAAAAAAGCCCTGTACTACGCAGTTTGCAAGGACGACGACAGGATCTATACAGAGATAGTTCGTCTCGATACTGAATTTGCAGATAAATACGTCAAGCGCGGAATAAAGATAGCGACTAGCGACTACATGCCAGAACCGTTGAGTGCTGACCCATCATGGTATCAATGCAAGATGTGCGCCATGCACTCATTCTGTTTTGACACTAAGCTGACGCAGGAGATTAATTGCCGAACCTGTGCGCTATCTACTTTTACTGCTGACAGTAAAGTCCTATGCGGCAGGCATGAAGATCAGGCTGTGCCAGTAGAGTTTCAACGAACTGGCTGTACTGGCCATGTCTTGCATCCAGACTTAGTGCCGTATCAAAGAGAAGCATCAGGACATGAATTTGAAGCTGTGTACGTTATAGACGGTCAATTAGTACGCAACGGCGAGCCTGATGCACATGTGTTTTCTAGCGCAGAGATACTTGCAGATCCTGGTGCGTGTGCAAGACCGGATGAGGTTGTTGATGCGCTTAGAAAGGAGATGGATGCAAGAATTGTTTTTGAGTGAAATTTTTTTCTCTCACCCTATTGACAGCATAAATCTATACGTCTATTCTACAAGTAAGTCTTGGGGCTGGCCTGAGACGCTTAACTGGAGAGATGAGATGGATTACGACACTTACGACATGAACGCAGAAGCTAAAGCAATTCGCGAAGATATGGATTACGAAGCATATAAAGCGCAACGCGCAGAAGCAGAGTTTGCTCGCATCGAATGGGCGCAACGCAACGGCAATGATTCTGGCTTTGATCCTTACGCTTATCTTTAATCAACACCGCGCCAAGGATGGCGCACTAACGGAGAAGACTATGAGCGAAACTGAGCAAACTATCTGGGATTGGTGCGACACGATGAGCATGAAGCATCCTTTCTTCAGGGATTGTTTTGTTAAAAGAGCATTGGAGCTGATAGCGGAAGGGAAACCTTTTCATGTGCCAAGGACGGCACACTAACTGAGAATCCTATGAACGACCTAGACACACCAAACACCAAACCTGGCTACTGTCCAGAATGCGGCACACCGGTCTACTGGCTCTCCATTGCAGCCATCTGGGAATGCGGCTACTGCAACTGGTCTGGCCGATTCTCTAATCCAACAAAACTATTTCAGGAGCCAAGTAAAAATGTCTAGCATCATTAAAACTTTGCTGATTATCGTTGCTGTTGTTGCATACGCATACGCCAGCAATCAAGATTTTGAAGACTATCAGCTAACCCATCCGCACCTGGAGGCCGAATGATCCGTACCTTTCAAACATTCTGGGAATCTTTGCCATTAAGCACACGCGAGCGCATGAACATGCATGACGCTGAATTTGTCTGGATCGCACAAAGCGCAAACATGCCGCAATACAAGCTGCAAGGAAGACGCGAAGCACTAAGAGATTTAATCCATGAATTTGACTCGCACGATTACTTCAAAGAACGTGACCTTACTATCAACTTTTACAAAACTGATAAATCCTACGTTGGAGACTACGATGAATAAAAAATTATTAGCTTTGATTTGCATCCTGTTTGCTTCTAATGCAAGCGCTCAATTTAAGCAAAAAACATGCTACATGGAGGACAACACTAGAGTGTTTAAGATCATTCAAATGACTAAAAAAGATAACTCAATCAGCTTTACTGGCTATGAGCTTGACCTTCAAACAAAAGCAACATCTTCTGTCTACGGATCAGGCTACGTTGAAAACAATAAGTTGTTTGCAAATTTGACGTATCAAGTTATGAAAGCCCCAATGTTTGCATTTTTTGATGCTTACACAATGGAAGGAACAGGCGAGTCAACAACTGTAACAATTGAAAACAAAGTCCGTAAAGGCTTTTTGGTTCAAGTTCCTTGTGATATGTATTTTTGAGGAAAAAAAATGAACAGTGAAAAAATGCTTGGAGTCGCAATTGCCATTCTTATCATGACCGCGCTTGGATTTGCCTTCACCGGGCCCAAATCAGTCAAGATTGATTCAACGCACTTTAGCTGCACTCAAACAGAGCCTTTTGGAATAGAAGCTCGCTGTACGCAATACACCTACAACATTGGTGTTAGATGAGATTTTTTGCAATAGATGAAACTGTTTTTGACCTGCCAGACAGGAATGGCGAAGCAGAAGCAGACGCTCGCTATCATGAACTCTGGATGGCAGTCATAAAAGAAGCTATCGCAGAAGTCACTCTAGGCCCGATTAGACCAAAGTGGCAAGACTGGTACGGAGCAGCCACTGAAGCCTGCAAGCAGCACTATGAGGACGTTTGCAGGGCAAATCACAAGGCTTATATGACTTACTGGCTAGACTGGATCGAGAGCAATGATTTCACAAAGGTCTGTGAGTTTGCAGGCATGGATCCAGACATTGTGCATAAGCATATTTGTGACACGATGGATCTTAAGGCAGGACGGTTTATAAACAACGTTCGTGCAACATTCTCAAAAACTCTTACAAAAAAGCGTAAAGATGCCAAAAAAAGCGTCTATTGATATAGAAAAAGAAATAATTGTTGATGAAATTACGTTTCTGATAGAAAACGGTTACAGAAAAGAGCATGCATTGCAGATCATGGAAGGCATTGAATACGCCTTGGCTACTGCAAGCAGAGATGCATGGAAAGGCTGGAGCGAATGTAAGTTATCAGAAGTGATTGATGTTATGTATGACTACGGGATGGAAAAATAATGGATGCACCAAAAAAGATTTGGGTTGATGAAGTTTATGTATCAGGAAAATCTTTCTTGCTTGCGTTTCAAGAAGAACAATTTGGATGCAAGGAATACATCCGCGCCGATCTAGTGGATGAGTTGGTTAAAGCGGTAAATGCCGCGAACGATCTATTCACAGTTCAGAAAACACTCAACGCTCACATGCAAACAGTCGCCGCCGCGCTGAAGGGGGAAAAATGACACACGAAGAACTTATAAAAGGCGTACAGGCTCGAGGGTTTTATGCCGAGAGCCGTGGCGAGTACATCGCCATTCGTGGAGAGAAGGCCAGTGACACCAATGAGCGTATGCGACTAACGGCTGACGGGCAAGTGTACACAGTGTCGGACGGATACTATTGGCAGATTGGCACAGAGG